ATTAGGCCAGAGGTTCCTGGATTAGCATCATCGCCATAGTATCCATAAACTGAAATTTTCTTAGTTAATGATAATGAATTTCCATCAAAATTAAATGTTCCAGTACCCTCATAAGTTTTTGGAGTAAATGAATTTCCGGATATTCCAGAAAAGTTAAATATACCTTTTCCTTGATATGGTTTTCTAACTCCTACAGTTATTGTTAACTGTTTGTCATCATTGATCCGAATTACTCCCCTACCTTTATACTTAAAATCGTAATTTCTTGAAAATATATCAACAAATAGTGATCCAGAACCAGTAAAAGCGGGAGTTAACTTTGTCTGATCAGTATCAGTAAAAGCATTATTATCTAAAGATAATAATCCAGATCCAATAAAAGATGAAGTAAATTGTGTAAAAGCCTTAGATTTATCTACTATATAAAACAACCCGTAAGTCGTTTCTTCATTAATATTGAATGTTAAATATTTTGAGCCCCAAGTATTTGTATTAAGTCCTACAACAACTCCAAGTTTTATAGATCCTCTTCTACCGCTAGTAAAACTTTGAGTTATGGACATAATCTTGTAATAATAATTTTTTGGCTAAAAGTAAAGAGGACCGCCATAAAAAAGCAATCCCCCTCACAATAATTAAATATTAAATTTTAGTTTCTGTTGTATTGATTATTCGAGGGCTACATTTAAAGTAATTTTAATTTGATCCCCAGGATTAGAAACAGTGTACGGACCGTTTGTAAATCTTTCTGCATACATAATAGAACTATATAAAGTCGCAGTGTTCAAACCTGCAATTCCGTTTGATGTTGCACTGAGTGATGGAGTAGTAGTAAATTCATTTGCATTTGGAACGGAAAACACTGTGTATACATTAGATGTAAGTGTAGTATTTCCAGTACCAGCCGCAACATAAAGAATATCTCCTGGAACTAAGTTATGACCAGCTCCAGACACGACAATTTTACCAAAACTGAAAGTAACGCTGGGATCAGTTTCAACTTGAATATTGCCGATAAGTGGTTTATCCAGATATACAACTTTATAAAATCGATCAATACCAACAACTTTAGTGCCAGTTTGAATTCCGGCATTACCTCCTACAAATTGGCCTAATGTAATATCATTGACATTTTGATCCAAATCAATAGTAATATAAGAGTTACCTACAATGCCTATTACTGGGTCAGTATTATCTCCCTTACTTACCGTAGTACCGATACCAACTCCTGCAGCGTTCAACACTCCCTGAACCGCAATAGGCATATTATTAGCACGAGTTACATAGTAACCGAAAACATCTCCAGCCTCACCGGTAAATGTAAAGGTTTGTTCTGGATATGATGCAGTGGTTCCAGAACCAACCTGGTTAATTCTCCAACGAGATCCGTTGAGTAAAATACCAGTTTGGTCTGCATAGGTTTGGTCCGTTCTATTATCTACGCAATATGGGTAGCCTGTAGATGGCACATATCCATAAGCATTAGTATTTCCAATACCATAGGGTTCGTAATATGTCGTCTCAGAAGGAACATCCGTCTCGGCCGGAGAAGTATTACTCATAAAAAGTTTTAAAACTAAATTTCTCGGAGACTGATCAGCGAGACTTGCAGTATGATTGTTTTGTGCAATCAAGTATCTGAGTGACTCAAGCTCTCCAATATTTGGAACTAATAGTGCCATTTAAAAAACTCCGTACAAACTATAGTTTTGTGATATGCTATGTCTATTTATAATTTTAATTTTAATGAGATTAAAAACCTATTAATGTTGTTTACTGCAATAACGTCAAAGGTAAGTATATCACCAGATACTATGGTTGTCGTCCATCCGGACAATACATCATCTCTAACTTTCCTTGCATTAGTCAACTGTACATATGTTCCGCCAACTATTGAAGAAAATGTTGGAAATGTTGAATAATTTGATTTTTTAATGTCTAAAATTAAATCACCTTGTTGATCAGATAATATAACTATATTTTCCAATATACCAGATACATCGAGAGTTACCGATCCTTTATTTCCAGATAACATTGAAATTGAACCACTGTCTACAACATAATTTATCGTTCTTGTCAGATCTGCAGTTGTTGCAAGAGCAATGATAAAAACATCGTCTCCTACTGATGGAGCAACGGTAAAGATAATATTGTTTGTTGAGATTGTAAAATCCTCAATTGGTTCCATTACAAGATTATTCTTAACAACAATCAATTGTTGATCATTGATTGGAACATAAGAATCTCCACTTGCAGTTAATCCGAATGTGTGAGCAACTCCCGTAAATTGAGAATTTATATTATCTAAAATTATATTTCCATATTGAATGGATTTGGTTGGTATTTCATAATCAACACCGATTCTGTATGGACCAGGTTCATTTAATGTAACTAAGTATTCTGCCATTACGATACTCCAGGAGTTACGAGAACATTTCCTTGAACTGCTCGTGTTCTATAGTAATTGGGAGAAATTAAAATAACATCGTAAACATAACGCCCACCTTCCATCGATCTAGTCGCAGTATGGCCCATAGAAACCGCAACTTTTCCATTTAGTAAATCTGGAAAACTTAACGTTAATGGATATGCAGTAGAGGACGTTGGAGATTTTCGGATTGAAGAGATTCCAGTATATCCAGTCAAATTCAAGGGCGCATTATTATTATTCCGAATTGTAAAAACAGCCTGAAAATCAACTCCTTGTTCTAAAACTAAATTTACATTCCTTGCTGCCATTATTAGAATCCGTTCTTTTAATTATTTATGAGTTGGTGTCTAGTTTTGAAAGAATGAGTTTCATCATATCTTTTAACTCAGCCACTTCATTCTTAATAGTTTCTATTTGATTGACTTCATCTTTTAGTTTATTCATTTCATTAACTTCAAGTATTTTTCTTTTTTTTAATTGCAAATAATTGTCAAAATTTGTATCAGAACAATCTATAATAGCACGGGAATGTATATCACGATATAGTCCGGGATTTCCTTCTACTGGCAATAAATTGTCCATATTATATTGATGCGATTACTCTAAGGTCTCTAATTCTGGGGACAAAAGATGAATTTGTTCCTGTCATATTAATTTTAATTTGATATCCATTAAATTGTTGAATATTGGGCATAGTAAATTGGTAAGATTTAAAATCATTTTGAGTTGTCGATGCAGTTTTAAATTTATCAGACTTTCCATTATTTTTGGAAATATCAATAATATTGGAATTTATATCAAGATTTTCATGACCGGGGAACAATTCCCATGAAGTATTTCCAATCTCACCTCTATCAGTTCTAAAAATTCTATAACATACTCGAATATCATTACTAAAATGCCTAAATGCATCAAAGAATACTTGTAAGTTATCTGCAGGTTTTTCGAGGAAAACCGGTCTACTTATGTAAATTGCTGCAGTGGGATCTTCCGAAATAGAAGTAACTCTAGGATCGGTAATATAATTTGAAATTGGAGAATTGATTCTATTTGCAACAGTAATTAAACTACATCTATCTAAATCTATTACTGGAGAAACTTTTTCATTATCAGTATCTAAAGTTACTTCAATTGTCAATGACTTATTGCCAGGGAAATTTGACAAATGAGTAGTCTCGTTAATTTTAGAACAAATAATTCGAGGTGATTGGAAGGATGTGTTCCCCTCCAAATCCAAGTCAACAAATCCCTGGTCAATAAAAGATATCAAATTACTGTGCGGAGTAGATCCGGAGAATGTTCTAATTTTTGCACTAAGGGTTGTTCCAGCAGGTCTTAATGATTGCAGATTTGCATTAACTATATTGAATGGTATATTTTGTGTTGCACCGGGAGTATTTGGATTACTTACCATGATAACATCATCATTGGAACCACAAGATTTATCTTCGCGGAAATATAACTCAGGAAACTGATTAGCATTTCCAGTTGTTCGATCAGAACCAGAAATAGCTGGATTTATTTTTATATAATAATAGTCGAGATCTGTAGGATATGTGTTAAGATTTGTTTCTGATAAGTTATGAGTCTTATTAATTCTTCTCAGAGAAACTCCATTAAGTTCATATTTAAATACATTTGAATTTATGGGGTGATCATTTCCAAATGTCCCGTCAATGTTTCTTGTAATATTAGTAAGAACATTTGTAGATGTGTTTACATTACCGTATTGAATAATTTCATTATTGATGAGTATATATCCAGGATTAGTAGAAGGAGTTACCGGCACACCTTCGAAACTCGTGAATATTCCAACAGAACTTACAGGAATATTATCTGTTGAAGATGTAGAATATGAAGCACTTAATGTTACTGGTTTTTGGTCTGATTGCAGAGAAAATAATGTAACTCTATCATTATCCGAATACATTCCGTGATTATTATGACTTACTTTAAAGTGAAGTCCATCGGCAATAATATTAATATAAGTAACATTTGAATTGGGTAAAGTGTTTGTGCCCGCAGTTCCAATATAGTATAAAATATCATTTGAATTTTGCACTGGATTTCCTATTACTCTATCCAATAATAATGAGTTAATTGCAGTTATGACTCCAACATTATTCGGTATAGAAAGTATTAATCCACTTCCCAACCCATCTGTTTGTGCATAATCAATAGTTAGTGCGTCACCTGTAACATATCCTGTTCCGCCTATGGAAACGGTTGCTGCGATAGCAACTCCGCCGTTTACGCTTAAATTAACTTTAGCTCCTACCCCCCTCCCAGTAAGAGATTCCAAATTAATGTTTGAATATGTTTTAAATCCAGAAGTAAACCCAGCCCCTACGGAAGTTGTAATTAAAGTACTTCCTATTCCAATAGAACCCGAAACACTCTTAAGAAATCCTACGAAATTTGAATTATTTTGTTGACGAACTCTGACACCAGGTTGTAAACCTATAATTTCCGTATTGGTGAAACTTTTTGCAACTCCAACTAAAATAGAACGAGAAATGCAGTCCAAAGGGTTGGCTCTAAGGGTTACTATTTGTTTATTACCAATACCTAACTGAGGATTATAGAATCTAACTGTACTTGGAGTATTTTGAATAAATGATGCTCTATATAAATTTAATTTTAGATCTTCCAGTTGACTTGGATCCCATGTTGCTCCATTTTGTGACTTAAATAGAGATCCTAAAAGTGGTTGTTGAGATACAATAATTTTTTCAGATTCACTTAAACTTACAGTAGTAACATCCTCCTCACCCATTCTAGAAATAGCCACAGTATATTCATTAGAAGCAGAAAGAAGAACTACGCAATATGAAGTACCGCCTTCCAAATATACCGGAGATGGGAAAGTGAACGTTGTTCCAGTCGTTCCAAGATCGGAAATTTGAACATCTACTGGTTCTAATATGCACTCACCAAATGGTAGAATCACCTGAGTAGGTAATCCAGTCTGCATAGTTCTGATCTGCATTGTAACAGGCAATCCTGCGGTATCTTTAGTTCTAAAGAAAACTTCACATTTTGTTATAAAGACTCCCGTTTCATCTGGAACTTCAAATGATTGTGCAAGTGGATCCACCCATCTAGTTTGAGTTGTCTGTCTGTCACTAAATGTCGAAGAAGACCTAGTTTCGGTGTCACTGGCGGTGAATGTTCGGTCTTCTGTTTGATTTATTCTTTCTACGGTTGCATTTCGAATTCTTAATGTGGTTTGTTCCACATTTTGCAAGGTTCCAGATGCTGTGTATCGAGTTTCCGCAGTACTGTCAGTAGTTCCTGAAATAGTAAGATTTGTTGCACTTGATGTTAACGTAAATGTTTTTGTTCCGGTAGTAAATTTGGGAGCCGACGCTAGGTTAATATCAGGAATAAACATTGTTCCAATCAAAGTTCCAGCTGCATCGGTAACCAATCGAATATCCTGTACTGTGGCTACTGCTCCAGAAGCTTCACCAACTAGTCTCATGCCTTTTGCAAGAT